CCTAGCTTCATATTACCACTAGGTTTGCCATAGTACGTTTCAGCTACAGGCTCGTAGCATCTTTCAAAAGGCTCGTCATTATTTATGTAGTCCACAGTGTCTTGTATCTTCTCCATTTCTTCTTTAACATCTACACCACTAGCACTAATGTACTTAAAGTTTCCATTAGCCTTATTTACAACCCACCATCCACCAACAGGAACACCTTTAGCTTTTGAGTAGCCAACGAGTTGTGACACATACCCAAAGCTATCTTTGCTCTGTAGTGTTTCAAAGTCTATGAATTTGTTTTCATATGCCCAAGGAGAAGCAGACTTAACATCGTCCACCTTTCCATTTAATACAAGGTCATAAGTCCCATCAACATGTCCCCCCTTTACTGGTAAAGAAACTTGCTCACTGTCATCAAACTTAACGTCTGCCGCCCTTAGTAAGCCTTTGAATACAGCCTCTATGATATCACCAAGAATCATGTTGATAAGAAAGTAGGGAGAGTCAGAGATCTTTTCATCAGGATGGTTTTTATCAAACCATAGCTGACACTTCTTACGTCCAATATTAGACATACGAAGTTTAAATTTCCTCTTCTCCCCTGAGAATTGACGACCCAATGACTCTTTCACATCATTAGCTACCATATCAAGTATAGAGCTATCCACCCTAGCCTTGCCTGACATAACGCTTTGTAGGAAAGAATGGATCGCCAGTTCTGCAGGATGGTTCATCTACTACTCCTCTATCTCAACAACATTGGCAACAATATCATTTTCCTGATCGGAGAGTTCCTCAGGTCTACGATGTTCTTCCCACTTGCTGAGAGTGATGGAGTTCATAGATTCTACCCACTCGACAAAGTTGTTCAACACTTCCTGATCGTCAGTGGTGATCTCTACTACTTTACCTAGAGAAGGTTTCAACACAGCATAGGTTGCTCCACTAGGAATACTCTTTACTTCTGACCCAAGATGCAACAAATGTTGAATGGGAAGCCTATTCTTTCGCTGAATCTGATTAAACATATCAGTTATAGCATTGAAGCTATCTCTGTTTTTAATCCTCATTAGGAAAGGGAACTCTTTAACATCCACAGGTTTACCATCGGCATCCTTAGCCTTGTCGAGAGTACACAGACCAAAGAGAACTTTAAACCTAGAGGTTGCTCTCATAAGATCTTGTGTTTCTTGTGGCAACGATTTGAAATCTTTGATGTAGCCTGAAGGTCTACCACAGTTGAAACCACCGTAGTTGTCCTTTAGATCACCTGACAAAGATGTTGCCATCACTGTTCGTAACATACGTCCTTCACCTCCGTCAGGTCTTGTGAAGTTCTTATCATACCTCTGCCACTGAAAGCGTTGCATGAAAGATCGTATAGTTATTTTATCACTATAGTACACCGTATCGTCAGGGAAAGTTACAGAAAAAGCACCGGCTTTTACTATAGCTACTTCCATAGTTTCACCGTCCACTTCCTTTGTACCCATAACATTCTGATGTACCTGTTTCACTTCTGCTAAAGCTGAGGTGCTTTTTGCAGGTGTGTTTGAAATCCCCATTAATTCTGCCAGATCAGCAGGGGATTTACCAATTACTTCTAATGCGTTTTCCATATATTACTCCTATTTAGAAATGCAATTTTATCAGACTACGTCTTTTACGTCAAGCCAATTATTACCTATTTTTGACTCTAATAACATAGGAACATTGACCTCTATATCATAATGTTTTTCGATTATCTTTTTTAGATTATCATTAACATCTTTGATAATACCTAGAACATTACCCTCCTCTGCAGGATGAACATCCAACACAACAGAGTCATGCACAGTGTTTACTAGTACACTCTTTAAATTGTCGTTGTTTAAACGCTTCTCTATCTCCAACAGTACAATAGGAACTATGTCTCCAGTAGCAAAGCCTTGCACTGGATAGTTCTTTATCATGGTAAAGTGTGTTGGAGTACCACTTGCCCTTCTCTCTACATCAGGGAAAGCATACTGTCTACCTGATGGTATCTTTATTCTGCCAAGGTTGATAGCCTCGTCACCTAGTTTCTTGTGCCACTTGGCTATACCTTTATACTTATCCATAAAGTGTGTGTAATACTCAGCTTCAGCTTTGGTTCTGCCGTACCCAGTAGCACCGTAGAGAGGCGCAAAGGTATGTGCCTTAGCTTCTTGCCTAGACGTAGGTTGTCCTGCCTCAGTGATGATCTGAGCCGTGTAGGAGTGAACATCAAAACCAGTAGACACTTCTTTCATAGCCACTTTGTCTTGTGACAATAAAGCTGCAACCCTAAATTCTAACTGTGCAAAGTCAGCCTCAAGTATTTTTCCATTATCCCAACGAGAAACAAAAACTTTTTTCACAGGGAACGTACCACCTCTAGGCATGTTCTGCATGTTAGGATTGCGTCCACTGAAACGTCCAGTGGCTGTAACGTGCTGAGTAAGTGTTACATGTAGGAAGCCATCCCTTTTTGTGTAGTGTTCTATACCATCAACAAACGCAGAGAGGTAGCTAGATACAGCACTCTGTCTCTTGAGATCTGTCAAGAAAGTTTCTGCTGTTTTCATCTCTTTTGTCTTAGCTATATTTATTAGATGCTCCAAGTTGCCTTTGCTTGTAGAGAAACCATTGGCACTAACCCACTCCTTTGACGGTGGAAAGAACCCAAGACCTGCCATGTGCCGTAGCTTTGTCAGTTTATAACCTCTTGTATCACACTCAGGGCATCTGTTTGGCTTGGCAAAAGGTGTACCATCCTTCTTAGTCTTGTGTATCTTACCCTTACCCTTGCACATATGACACACACTAGCCTTTGTTTTAACCATCATGGCACTATTATCCTTGACAGCTTGTTTGAAATCTTCTTTTCCATCCACCAAGTCGAAAGCCACTGCCCATTCTTTCTTGTTATAAAGTATTCTTGAATAAATCACCTGGCTAATCTGCTCTGGAGAGTTAAGATTTATAGGTGTATCACCCATAAGTTCTCTAACTTGCTCCTGCAATCGTCTCTCTATAGCTATTAGCTCCTCTTCAAAGTCAGAACGCACCGTCTGTAAGGCTTTCTTGTCTATCTTGAAGCCATTCATATACATCTTAGTCAAAGTCTTACACACTTCATTGGTTAAGTCCCTAACTTTTATTAAAGATTTAGACTCTGATTTGCCATACTCTTCCATCAGCCTCCAATAAAGAGCCTTTGTAACCATTAAATCCTGCCGGAGATACTCTGATAACTCAGCAAGAGGTATTTCATCTGTCTGAAACCCTCGTCTAAAGTAGTCCTTGAGTGTGTCAGACTTCTTCATGTCAAGATTATAACGGATAGCACAGTTCTCTAGGCTGACAGACTCTTTCTGACCACGCTGTAAGACGTATTCTCCTAGCATGGTATCAAATATTTCACCGTCATACTTAAATCCACATGCCCAAAGCCACTGAAGATCGTACTGTAGGTTGTGACCTATCAGTAGTGTTGTGTTGTCAAGAACTCTTTGCAGCTTTTTATTTGATTCATCATCCTCTATTGTCTTTTCTTTATGGTCAAACACAAACACAGTGTTTTCATCAGACAACCAATCCTGCACACCCACAAGCGTCAAAGAATTGTCAGGCTCAAAAGGGTCAAGATGCAACTTACCATCACGCTTAGTCGTGGTGTTTTCTACATCAAGCACTATCTTCATTTATTTCTCCTTTTATATATTTAGTGGCTCTTTCTAGACCTTCAACATCATCGCCAAGTATACCTATGGCTAGATTGCAGTGATGACATAACCATCCTCTAAAGGTTTCTTTCTTATAGCAATGATCTAGTACCAACTTAGTCTTCTTACCACAAATGTCACAACATTCCGATACAGGTGGTGCAGTTTTTCGTATGTTCTCTACAACAATTCCATTGTACTTCTGACACTTTTTACAAGAGGTACTTCTGGACTCTCTATCACCAGTGGCTCTGCGATATAATCTAAACTCTTCTCTAGGTTTAACTTCCCCACAATGCCTACACGTTATATTAGGTTTATCTGAGTCCTCTTCTTCAGTGAACTCTTGGAATAAATCTCCTTGTGTAGGTGTCACGCTGAGTACCTTCCAGTTTCTACATCCAGTTCCACATGCACTGTGCCATGCCAACCAGTTAATTTATTTTTAGCTAACCGGATATGACGCTGAGGGTCATTACTATCTTGTCCTTCAATGTCAGGGTTCTTACTAATTAACAACATCAAATCTGCCTCT